TGTCGATAGCACCTCACTGTTTAAGGACAGCATTGTCCTCCGTGGTGCTACTAAGACTCTCAAGTTGCAGAATGGTAGCGGCACTGACAAGATTACACTTAACTCTACTTCAGGTAACGCTGAGATTACTGGTCTTAGCACCCTTGGAAGTCTTGACGTTACAAACAACACCACTATCGGTGGTACACTGGGTGTTACTGGACAGATCACTGGTAACATTACTGGAGATCTTACAGGTACTGCAGACAAGTCAAATCTGGTTGACGTTACTGACACTACAACTTCTAACCTTACTTACTTCCCTGCATTCGTTTCTACTAATAACGGATTCACTGAGGTCCGCACCGACTCCACTAACCTTACATACAACCCAAGCACTAACACCCTTACGGTTGATAACTTCAAGTCAGTTACTGACTTTGAGATTCAGGGTAACTTGAATGTTACTGGTGCTTTGACCTTCTTCCAGTCACAGGTTGGTAGTATTGCTAACCATGACACTGATGCATTATCAGAAGGCACCAGCAACCTCTACTTCACTGATGAGAGAGTTGATGACAGAGTGAATGCTCTGATCACAGGTGGCACTGGTATCACTGCTACATATGATGATGCAGGTAATATCCTGACACTGAGTGCAACTCAGGGTGACATCAACACCGACAACATCACAGAAGGATCTTCTGCCCTATTCACCACTGCTGCACGCACAAGGTCACACTTCACGTATGGCACTGGTATTACACATAGTAGTGGCACCCTATCTGTTACTCAATCTGATATTGATACTGACAATGTTACAGAAGGATCCACAAATATCTTCTTTACCAATGCTCGCGCTCGCGGTGCATTTAGTGCTAGTGGTGATCTCGGTTATAACGCTTCTACTGGCGTCTTCTCCTTCACTGAGCGCACTAACTCTGAGGTAAATGGACTTGCTGATACTCGTATTGCACTGAATGTTGGCACAAACCTTGACCTGTCTAATCAGGATACCGCAGATTTGGCAGAGGGCACTAACCTCTACTACACCAACGCTCGTGCTGATGCTCGCATTGCACTTCAAGTTGGTGCAAACCTTGATATTAGCAACCAGTCTACGAGCGACCTGTCAGAAGGCACCAACCTTTATTACACGAATGCTCGTGCTGACGCTCGTATCGCCAACGCTGCTGGTGATTATGCAACTGCTGCACAGGGCACACTTGCTGCTTCTGCTACACAACCAGGAGATCTGGCAACTGTAGCAACCAGTGGATCTTACAATGATCTTGCTAACCTGCCTACGCTCTTCTCTGGAGCATACGCTGATCTGACTGGCAAACCTACATTATTCTCTGGTGCTTATGCAGATCTCACTGGCAGACCCACTCTGGGCACTGCCGCTGCAACTGCTTCTACTGATTATGCTACTGCTGCACAAGGTGCAACTGCTGACTCTGCATTACAAGCAGAGACTATCACCCTCACAACTCTCAAGTCCGTCGCCGCGGCTGCTGCTGATTTCGCAGCATTCCAGGCTGCAATCGCTGCTCTCTGATAACAAATGGCAAAACCTACTTCCAAAGCAGAATTAAAAGAGTACTGCCTCCGTAGACTGGGTAAACCAGTCTTGGAGATTAATGTCTCTGATGATCAGGTCGATGACGCTATCGATTATACCCTGCAAAAATTCCAACAGTTTCATTATGATGGATGTGAGAAGGTTTATCTGAAACATCTGTTGACACAAGATGTTGTTGACAGAGCAAAGACCAACACAAACTCAACGTCTGATGGCGGTAATGATATCTGGTCAGAGGCAAACGGGTATATCGAAATGCCTGAGCATATTCTTTCAGTAGAAGGTCTCTTCGGTTTCACCGATAAGGGCACCAGGAATATGTTTGATATTCGTTATCAAATGAGACTGAATGATTTGTATGACTTTACGTCTACTCAGTTTTATAATTACTACATGGTCCAGCAGCACCTGGAAACTATTGACTTCCTATTGGAAGGTATGAAACCAGTCAGATATAGTGCTGTGCAAGACAGACTGTATATTGACTTTGATTGGTCAATGGATGCTTTGGTTGGTCAGTATATTGTTATCCATGCATATCGTGCTCTGAATCCAGACACATGGACAGAGATTTATAATCAGATGTGGGTCAAGGATTATGCTTCCGCTAAGATTAAAAAGCAATGGGGTAGCAATATGACTAAATTTACTGGGGTGCAAATGCCAGGTGGTGTGTCTCTAAATGGTGAGATGATTTATAACGATGCTGTAGATGAGCTCAAGACTCTTGAAGAGCAACTACGTACAGAATGGGAATTACCACCTCTAGATATGATCGGATAAAATGGCTACTAATAGTTACTTCAGTCAAGGCACAACAGGAGAGCAAGATCTCGTAGGAGATCTAGTGGTCGAGCAGATCAAGATGTTTGGCAAAGATGTTTACTATATTCCGAGGACATTAGTTAATGAAGATACTGTTTTTGGAGAGGATAATTTATCATCATTCAATGGTGCATATCTTCTAGAAGCATACATCGAAGACGCCAATGGGTTTCGTGGCGATGGTGACATGTTTAGCAAATTCGGAGTCAGAATCTCCGACCAAGTTACATTCATCATTTCACGCACTAGGTTTACTGAAGCAGTAGACGACAACGCAACACTTATAGTAGAAGGACGACCAAATGAAGGAGACCTCATACATTTCCCCCTTGCTAACAAAACTTTTGAAATTCAATTCGTCGAGCATGAAATTCCCTTCTATCAGCTCGGGAAAATCCATGTCTGGGGTTTACGTTGTGAGCTCTTTGAGTACTCTGATGAAGACATCAATACGGGAGTCGCAGAAATTGATGCTATCGAGCTCAACTTCGCCAACGCTATTACCGTCACCATGGCTTCAGGTGGGACAGGAGACTTTACCGTTGGTGAGACTGTTACGGGCGGTACCTCCAACACCACGGCTGATGTTAAGTCGTGGGACTCTGCTACTGGTAAGTTAATTGTTATCAATCGTGACGGTAGATTCACTATTCCTGAGACTATCACTGGAGATACATCTAGTGCATCCTGGACAAGTGCTAATTACAACACCCTAAATAATGTGAATACTTCTGACACTATCGATTCCAACTGGACCATCGAAACGCAGGCAGATGGTATTGTCGATTTCACTGAGGGTAATCCCTTTGGTGAGTTTGGTAATTCAGGCGGTACAATTTAATGCTAGGCACTTATACATATCACGAGATTATAAGAAAGACAGTTGTCGGATTCGGCACACTGTTTAATAACATCGAGCTTCGTCGCACTAAAGGATCGAAGACCGAAGTTATGAAGGTGCCTCTGGCATATGGTCCAAAGCAGAAATTCTTGGCACGTCTTCGCCAAGTAGGGGACTTGTCTACACAAGATCAGGCACAGATCACACTCCCTAGAGTCTCTTTTGAGATTGGTGGTATCTCATATGATCCCACTAGGAAGTTGTCACCTATCTCTGCTATTAGAAATACTAAGACTGACGGCACTGAAGCAAAGGCTTTCATGCCTGTGCCATATAATATTAATTTTGAATTAGCAATTCTCGCAAAGAATCAGGACGACTCCCTGCAAATCTTGGAGCAGATTCTGCCATACTTCCAACCAAGTTTTAGTCTCACTATGAATCTGGTCCCAGATCTGGGTGAGAAAAGAGACTATCCTGTGACCCTCACATCAGTAGATTATAGTGATGAATATGAGGGTGACTATGATACTCGTCGCACACTTGTCTATACCCTACAGTTTGTCGCTAAGACATACCTGTACGGTCCTGTAGGCGACGCAAGTGGCGAAGTCATCAAGAAAGTCCAGGTGGACTATGCAACTACTGTGGACCGTCAGGCACCACGGGAATTGCGTTATACCGTCCAACCAGATCCGCTCAATGCAGATCCTACAGACGATTTTGGATTCTCGGAGTTCTCATCTCATTATGTCGATGCAAAAGATTACAACCCAGTCACAGGACAAGACGAGTAAGTATGACGGCATTGAGGAAGCACTCGATGTCTCTAGCGAAATCGTCCCTGAAACAAAACCCGAACCTATTGTGCCTGTAGAGAATCCCGTCTCTACTCAGGATCAACTGAAGAAAGACTATGAGTATACTCGTGGCAATCTATACACCCTGATTGAAAAAGGTCAGGAAGCAGTGGATGGAATTCTTGAGTTAGCACAACAATCCGATCAACCTCGTGCGTTTGAGGTTGCTGGTCAATTGATCAAGCACGTTGGCGACGTGGCGGATAAACTCGTAGACCTTCAAAAGAAAGTCAACGATATCGAAAATCCCAAAAAATCTAAAGAAGTTAACACTACAAATAATACCATGTTTGTAGGTAGCACAGCAGATCTCGCCAAGTTTCTAAAACAACAACGCGATAAATAGAATCGTAGGAGTACGTATTAACAATGTCAGTATTAAATGTCATTGACACCCAAACCATTTCTTCAAGTAGCAGTGGCTATGTTGTGGTGAAGTCAGGTGTCCTCCGCTGCTATGCAGCATCAGCGTCCACTATCAAGATTGATGCTGGTCCTGCTGTAACACTTGCAGCAGGTGAAGCACTGCTCCTGTCTTGCGGTAAGGCAAAGAATGCACAAATCAACGTGATGACTGATGCAGCAACTGCTGTGATCACAGTCCTTGGTGGTGGCACCCCCGCACATAAGTTTGCTGTTGGAGATTATATCGCAACTGAAGCAAATGGTGATGCAGCGTTTACAAGTGCTTTTGTATCTTTTGGATCTGGTGGTAAGAAAGTAACTGCGGTTTCTAATACCACAATCACTACCGACTATGACAGTAGTGCAGCAAGTGCTGACTATGCTCTTGGATCTGCAAAGGTTGCAGCAGGCACTGTCCCTGCACTTAAGCGTGCAGTTAAACTCACTGCTGGAGGAGCCGACGTTGTAGTCGAGCAAGTCCAAGTGGTTGGTGGTTGATCACACTAATTAAATAAAGAGAAGAACATGAAATCCTTTTCCGATATCGCTTCCCTCAGTGAGGAAGACTACGACAAGATGAAAGACCGTCAACTAGAGCGTGGCGGTATGGGTGCTCGTAGTAGTAATAAACCTATTGGTAAACCAAATACATTTGGTAAGAAACCTGGGCAAAAGTATGATGGTATGTCTGCACTTGAGAAAGTAAAGGCAAGCATTCGTGCTAAGCATGGTGACAAAGCGATTAAGGAAGATCAAGGTCCTTTCATTGAGCCAAGAGACGGTATCACAAGTGAAGGTAACAAGCCAGGTCTCTGGGCAAACATTCATGCCAAGCGTAAGCGTGGTGAAGCACCTGCTAAGAAAGGATCTAAGGACTATCCTAAGACTCTCGAAGTAGAAGGTTATGCTCCTGGTGACGTTGACCAGAAGGTTGGCGCAGTAACTTCTATTCCTAAGAAGGATCAGGATGATGCAAAGGCACGCATCCTTGCTAAGACTAAGGCAAAGAGAGCAGCTAGACTGCAGAAAGAAAGTGTCTTCGATCAGGTTGATATCTTTGCAGAGATGAATGATTGGGAGGTCTCACTCCTCACCGATACTATGATTGAAGATATCATTACTGATGTCTTTATCGAAGAATTACAAGAAGGTAGAGATATTGATCACGTCACAGAGATGCTCTGTGAGTCTGTTGACTATTCACTGAGTTTACTTACTGAGGTTACCAGTCCTGCTAAGGTTAATGCTCTTCGCTTGAAGGATAAATCATCTGCTGCTTCTGGTCAGGGACAAAGTGCTGGTAGAGATGCTGGTGCTGAAGCAAGGAGTCGCATTGGAAGTGGATCTTCATCGTCCTCAACGAGATCCGATAGACTTTCTAAAGTCAAGAGTGTTGCCAAGAAAGTTGGATCTGCACTGAAGTCTGGTCTTAAAACTGGCGCTAAATTGGCACGCAAAGGCGCTGTCAAAGGATCTGAAGTTGCTGGTAAAGCAGCAGGTCATGCCAAAAATCTGGCGAAGGACATGGGAAGTGCCGCTAAGAAAGGATATGATTCCACTCAATCATCTTCTTCCTCTAGCGACAGTAGCGATTCATCTTCCTCTTCTTCGTCATCCTCTTCTAGTAGTGATTCAGGTCCTAAGAAGCCTGGTCTACTCAGCAGAATTGGTAGCAAACTGAAGCGTGGTATCAAGAAAGCAGTTGGTGCTGGTGCAAGATCCCTTTCCCGTGGTGCTCGTAACGTAGCACGCAAACTGGGTGAAGAGTCTATCACTGAGCGTGCTGACATGTGGCATCCAGATCCTGAGAAGGATCGTAAGTTGGGTGGTCCTGGTGCTAATGCTCGTGCTCGTGAAGATCGTGCTGATGCAGCAAAACCTAAGGCAGATCCTAAGAAACTGAAATCTGGTGAGTCCTACATGGATTACTCCAAGCGTCAGAAGGCATCAAAGCAAAAGTATTCTCCTGAGTTGCAGAAGCGTGTTGACGCTGCTAAGGCAAAGAAGAAAGAAGGTCTGGGCGGCAAGGTCCTGCGTAAGCTTGGTTTGAAGAGAGAGGAGGTTGAAGTCCTTTCCTTCGGTGTATACCTCTCAGAGGGCAACCGTACTGCTCGTA